TTTTGCGAATTACGGTGTAAAATTTGAGATAGAGTTAATACATACCCTCATCACAAGCAGCAGTGAAGCCGTTGCGTATGAGGAATCCAACAACAGCACAGGGAGTCAATTGATTATGAAAAGAAAACTAATCAGCTTCGATGCGTTTAAGAAAATCGAAGAAGCATCACTTACAAACGCCCAAGAAGAGTTAATCGGGGCAGAAGAAGTGCTGGCAAAAACCTTGGGTGTAGATGACTTGAAGTTATTCACCTTCGGGGAATCCGACGTTACATACCAAGCACCGGACGGAAGTTTCGTACACGCCAGCTACAAGCTAGACAAGGACCAATTGGTTCTTGAGAACCTTGAACAATTGGTTATTGAAGAGGAAAGCGAGAAGAAAAACGCCCGCCAAGTCCTAGTCAATATGGTAGATTCTCTACTTGAGAACAATGACGGTAAGGCAAGCCAGCAGTTTGAGGCTTATCTTTCTATGCCGTTCGTTCGTCGTGAATTACTTGTCAGCGAAGGATTTAAGGTTACTGTTTCCAAGCCTACTGGCAGCAACTCTCCGCTGCGTGGCAAGAAGCAAAGCCGTTCTTTGGTTGCCAAACGTACTCGTTCCCGCAACAAGACCCTTTCCCGTGTATCCAAGAGCCAGAAAGACCAACTCGGTCGCAAGCGCACTTCTGCTGCCAAGCAGCTAGGTGGTTCTTCCAACCCACGTTGGCGTACATACGCTCGCAAAGTCAAGCCGACCACCATTAAGGAATGGTCGATGATGTGCGAGAACGTCATGAGCTATTTGGACTACAAAGAATTTGGTCCTGTAATGTCCGAATCCATGATTCAGACAGACGACAGAGGCAACGTAACTGGTGTGGCTATGCCAACAATCCAGAAGCGTAACGAGGGCAAGATTTTGACCTTCAACTGGAAGACTATGGATCATGAGATCAAGGTTCTCCGTGGAAATGTCAAGAAGCTCTCAGAAGACCAGACTTTCATCAAGGCGATGACCGATCTGAAGCGATACAACAATATTTCGGACAACTCTTCACTCGAAGAAACACTAGAAGCTATTGTCAGCCGTTGGCCAGATGTTCTGTACATCACTGAAGGTGAATTGGCAGAGCAGATTTCGACAGCTTTGGAGACAGCTAATGTCACCAATTATGACGACAATATGTGTTCTTTCATGGCTGAAGCAATTCTTCGCACTGCTCACAACGCCTTTACGGATCGTGTTCGCAAGATCGGCTCCCTGGCCGGTAGTGCTGCTGACCTGACTGCTGAGTGCAAGACCTGTGAAGATTCCTACAAGGAATTCAAGACTGTTGCTGATAAGTTCTACACCCAGCTAGACGAGTCTGACTCGGCTGATCTGCGAGTGTTCGCTGACTTGTTCAAGGCTCTCCACGAAGTCCACCGTGTTGCCGCTGAAACTGGCGACGAAGCAACCAAGGCTGAAGTTGAGAACTACATGCAGGAATGTGCTGCTGTTCTGAACCGTGAAGTTCAAGTTGACCTGAATCTTGCAGAGGCTATTGCCAATTACCTGCACGATCTAGTTGAGGCGAATGTTTCCGGTGCTGAAAGCACATGGGATGTTTCCAACAGTGATGTACACCACACTGTTAATGGCGATCACCCAAGAATGTCTTGGAACGCCAAGCAGCATGATGCGGTTCCATCCAAGTACACCGGCGACTACGGCGACGAAGCTCCGGTATCTGACGGCAAGAGCTACAAGAATGGACTAGCAGATGAAATGCGAAATCGTTCATGGAGCAACATTGGCGGTGCAGACACTTGGCCAGACATGAAGAACCCATATGTACCGAAGCCTTTCGGTGATTACAAGATGAAAGAGAAGTCGGCAGTTGATGACGGCGAAAGCGATTGGAGCCGTTGGCAGTCTGGCGATACATGGCCGAACTTGAAGAACCCGTATGTGCCTGACTCCCCTTGGGACAAGAGCAAGTACAAGATGAAGTCAGACAACCTAGTTGTCGATAAAGGCGAAACCAAGGTCTAACACACACAAAAAGGAGTGCGTCAATGGATGAAAGATTAAGTCTATTCGTTGACTGCTGTGACAATGGCGGGTTTGTCTTGAGTTTGAACGAGTCAGCTACCGACAAGGGGCTGACTAAGTTCAAAGGCAAGTTCCAAGAGGCCGAGGCAGTTAACAAAAACAAAAGAATTTACCCCTTTGGTGTTCTCGATGAGAACGTCAAGAAATTGGTTCCCATCGTAGAAGCCCGTGGGCTGGTGGGAGAGTTAGATCACCCTACAGATTCGATTATTCACTTTGAGAAATGTTCTCACGTCATCACTAAATTGTGGTGGGAGGGAAACAATCTCATGGGTGAAGGAGAAATTCTGAATACACCGCACGGCAGAATACTGAGAAGTCTTTTGTCTGACGGGGTGAGAGTTGGAATCAGCAGCCGAGGCGTTGGCAACGGTCGCAGTGATGAGAATGGAATTTTAGTTATTGGCGAAAGCTACAAACTAATTACTTTCGATGCTGTTGCTGATCCTAGCACCCACAACGCCTTTCAGGAGAAAGTCGTTGGCAAGAAAGAAAGTTACACACCAGCACCAAGTTCTGAAATTCACAAAAATGTGGAGAAAAATGAAAGTAGCCGCATACATAAAATAAATAAAGAAGCACTTATTGCTTGCTTGGGTGGTATCATTGAACAACAAACTAGCAATATCAAAGCGAAACTTGGATGAGCGAAATTTGTTTTGAATGTGGTGAAGAAGCCAAACATAATCATCATGTGATTCCTAAAGTGTTAGGCGGAACAAAAACCACTCCTTTGTGTGAGAATTGTCACTCGAAGGTTCATGGTGCAAACCTCACTTTGGAAAACTTGCGAAAAATCGGAATCAAGAATGCAATTGAACGATTCAAACAAGAAGGAAAAAAATGGGGTGGCGGCGGTTGGAACAAATTAGATTGTTCAACTTATGGAGAGATCAAAAACTTACGAACAGAAGGTATGACTTTGAAAGCCATAGCTAGTAAATTTGAGGTAACTCCGCAAACCATACACAATGTATTAAAAAGAATTACAACAAACGAGAGTGAGGTTTGAACATGGATAAGATTACAGAAGCACTAAAGAAGCTCTTGCCTGAATCTGAGACTAACGAAGTCGCAGCCGCCGTCAAGGACATGCTAGAGCAGGCTAAGGTAAATCTCGAAACTGAGTACAATCAGAAACTTGAAGAAGCCTATGCCGAGCTTACTAGCGAGTTGGCGAATGCTGAGAAGACAGCAGAGAAAGGCTACGAAGAAGCATATGCCATTATTGGCGATCTTCGTAACCGTCTTGAGCTTCAGGGTGAAGAGTACAAGGCAGCACTTGAGGAAGGGTATGAAGAAGCATACCAGATGCTCAAGGGCGAGCGAGACAAGAATCAACAGCTAGAAGTCGAGATGTACGAAGAGTACGACAAGAAACTAGCCGAGATGAAGGAATACATTGTCGATAAGGTTGACCAGTTCTTGCAATTCAAGGGCCAGGAAATCTACGAACAAGCCAAGCGGGACGTATTGAACGATCCTCGTATGGCCGAACACAAGGTTACTCTGGACAAGATCATTGATCTGACCAGCAACTACTTGTCGGACGATGATTTCGCATCAGTATCTTCCAGCAAGCTGGAAGAAGTCAACAAGAGTGTAGAAGAGATGAAGGGCCAGCTTCGCATTATGGAAGCACGCAACATCCGTCTCTCCACAGACAACACCAAGTTGAACGAAGCAGTTCGTCAATCTCAGGAACTTATCACAGAGAGCCGTAAGGCCATCAAATCTGTGAAGAAGACCGAGGCTGTCAACGAGCAGAAAGAAAGAACAACGAATGCAACGAATGTAACGGGGAGAGGTAAGACATCCGATGATGGTGTAGTGATTTCGGAATACGCTGCACCCACAAACAATGACGTGGATCAACTGTTGATCCTGTCGGGTTTGAAACAAGCTCAATAAGGCTTTTAACTCCAAGCAACACATAACCAGAGGATAACTCTAATATGAACGCAAATTCTCGATTTTTGAACGAGGCTAAGGAGCTAGAATCTCGTTGGGGCAAGACCGGACTCCTCGAAGGTATTCAGGACCGTTACGTTCGCTCTGCCACAGCAGTTCTACTCGAAAACCAGAGACTGATGAATGAAGTCTCAACCGACACTGGCGACATCGCTCAGTTCAAGCGAATCTCGATTCCGCTTGTCCGTCGTATTTACCCACAGTTGATCGCCAACAAGATTGTTAGCGTTCAGCCATTGCTAGGCCCAACAGGTCTGGTGTATTACCTACGCTTCCGTTACAGCAGCAACAAGGGTGCAACCCGTGGTGCTTCTAACAACGGTGGTTTCCCAGGTGATGACGCCAACTCGTTGATGCAGACCGCTGACGGTACTGCTAACCTGGACATCTTCTACACCCACCAGTTCATTCAGAACGAGACGACCTCGACTGACGCTGGTACTGACGCTTCTGCTGTGTTTACTCCTTTGGAACACACACCAGTTTTGGCCGGTACTGTAACTGGTACGATCTATGATGGCAGCACCGCTGTCCAGACATTCATCGTGTCGTCTGGTGGTAGCTTCACCTTCACTGACGTTGGCGCTCCTAGCGTTAAAGTTACAGCAGGCAGCTTGAACAACAACACTGGCGAACTCGCCATGACTTGGAACTCGGCTCCTGGCGCTAACCACGCTGTCATCAGCTACGAGTACAACATGGAGTGCCAGCAAGACCTCCCAGAAATCAACCTCGTGATCGAGTCGGAAGAAATTGCCGCCAAGACCCGTAAGTTGAAGGCTGTTTGGTCATACGAAGCTCAACAAGACCTTCGCAGCCAACACAACTTGGATGCTGAAGCCGAATTGACCGCTGTATTGGCTCAAGAAATCAACCTCGAAATCGACCGTGAAGTTCTTACCGACCTTCGCAACAATGCCGGTACAGTAACCGCTTGGGACTTCAACACTGCTCTTGGTGAAACCATCAAGGAAAAGTATGAGTCGTTGTATGTCAAGGTTGTTGAAGTTTCTAACGTCATCCACCGTAAGACGCTTCGTGGTGGTGCAAACTGGCTCGTAACCAGCCCTGAAGTTGCCTCGATCTTCGAGACAGCAACCGCAGGCTTTGCTCCAGCCCCAAGCGAAACATTTACTAGCAGCCTGGGCATCCAGTATGTTGGTACTGTTAACAATAGGTGGCGTCTGTACAAAGACCCTCTCTTCCCATCCAACCAGATTTTGATGGGGTACAAGGGCGACAGCTACATGGACAGTGGTTACTTCTACTGCCCATACGTTCCGCTGACTCAGACACCAGTAGTATTGGACCCAGAATCCTTCTGCCCACGCAAGGGTATTCTGACACGCTACGGCAAGAAGTTGCTGCGTGAAGGAAGTAAATTCTATGCGAGAATGAGCATCGCAAATTTCGTCATCTAACTTTGTGTTGGATGAAAGAAAAGAAAACAAACCCACTGGTGAAAGCCAGTGGGTTTTTTGTTGCGCTGACATAAAATTGAACATTGACAGTGTTAAAAGGAATGGCTGAATAGATGCGCAACCCTTGGAAGAAACTAATTGCCAATGTGAAAATATCTGGCAGGGTGTGGCACATACACAAGAACAAGCCAAAAAGAGAAGTGAACATCACTTGGCAAGACTTGCAGAAGAAATTCGAGGAGCAAGGCTGTAAATGTCATTGGTTTGGTATTGATGTTGATCCCCAAGACATCTTTGAAACCCACAACCCTTTGGCACCTAGCGTGGATCGACTGGACAACGATAAAG